AAAGTCTCTATTCCTTATGTTTTCTGGTCTTCCGCCAAGTAATGCTTTAACCAAATCATCATTAATAGGCTGGCCCTCTGCTTGCCTTAAACGAGCATTATTAATTCGATTTAAAACATCGTCTATTGATCCAAGTTGATCTCTTTTATTTATTAGCTTCTCAATAGATCTCATAACTTTATTTTGATCCCAAGCTTTAATATTGATACCACCTTGTTTATTAATTTCAAAAGCATAAGGAACGATGTCAATATCAGGTTTAAGTGAGTTTTTACCTTTTCTCCATATCTTAATCTTATTAAAGCCCTGAATAGAATCAGTAATATTATTAATAATTCTTTTCCCTTTATTACTTATATTAAGATTATCTAATAGTAAAGGATTAATAAACTGTCCATTATTATTTCTGCCCGGTAATGTTTCTCGCCCAAGCGCGTTTTCTTGCGCCTTACGTCTTCCTAGAGCCAAATTAAAAAGCGTAATATTAGCAAAGAATTTTTTTGTTACGCTTGCAGGACTTTTAACACCTGGGTCAACATCACTAGCACTTATTATTTCTGCGTCAGGGTCTAATTGTGATACTTTTTGTGATGCAGACTGACCTTTAGCCAAAGGAATATCCTTACGGGAGTCTAAGTCTTTAATCTTACCATCAAATAATGCTTCTTTGTTTTTTATATGGTTTTGTAAAATTCTATTAACCTTAGAATTTCTACCAAATCCAGGGATATTTGATAATACAGCCCCAGTCTCAGGACTTACCAAGCCAATTCTTTCAAATATACTATCAAGCACCTTAAATGTTGCTGCATTGATAGACCTGCTTTTGGTTGATAAATTTGTTAAATCAAAGTTGTTATTTGCAATTACTTGAGCAATATCCTCAGAAACTATTTTATGTGCCAATTCATTAATACTTTCAATCTTAGTGTCTGGATTCTGTCTATTATGCTCGTTAAGAACTGCTGCAGCTTCTTTACTAATCTTTTGATCTCCTTCAAATGAAAAATTAACATTCACTCCATTGTCATCAATAATATCATTCCTTATAGACTGTAATAATGCTGGATTGGTTCCCTGTATAGTGTCATCACCTATGATATCTCTTGCAACACGTTCGCTTATTTCATGCGTTATACCAGTTACAATGTCAGATTTGTTTTTAGGCTGATTATTTACAAATATAGTTCCATCTGCTGTTGTGAATACTGCAGGAACAATGTCATTATCTAATACAATATTAGCGTCTCCTAACTCTTTAGATAATACACTTTTAAAGTCTTGGTTGTTTAATACCTGAATATCGCTTCTAAATCCAGCATCTGACAAACCAGCGAGTAATACTTTAGATTCCTTTGGTAGTTTTTTAATCTCTGGGATTTGTAAGGCATTGGCTTTTTGACCCAAGAAGGTTCTAATTTGCGTGTCTTCTCTGGCTTTTTGTGATTTACCCGCGCCTCTGTCTCCTGCAACCGCTCCAATCGTAGAACCAAAAGCAAACCCAGTTCCAAATTGTTGGCCTAGTTGTTCTGCTGTAAGGTCTTGTGCCGCAAAGGATAGTGCCGACTGTATGGTTCCAGCACTAACACCATCAGCTATTGCATCAAAAGCTGTATCCATAGCCTTAGTTGCTCCAGATGCTGCAGCTAGTGAGGCGAACCTCCTCACATTCTTAGGTAGCTTATCATCGGTAGCTATTCTTTCTAGAAATCTAATTTGAGTAGATGGCTTAGATAGTATCGTTGCTAAATCAGACATTAAGTTTACTGAAGAAGCAGTAGTTTTTAGCCCAGCCTCAGTTGCTAAAGCCCCAAGAGTAACACCTCCGTCTATTGAAGCTGCAATTGATGCAACTCCAAGATTAGATAAACCCTTATTAATGCCTAGCTTTTGAGCTAAGGACTGGATTCCCCTTCTTGGCAATCCAACAACATTACCTGCCGTGCCAGTTACTTTGCTTGTTATTTTTAAGGGTAATGCTGTTGCGCTTAATACACCTTTAGTTCCTTTTCTTAAGCCACTCTTGATTAGTCTATTGGGAATGTCTGTTACGCCAGATGTTTCTTCTAGTGCCTTAGATCCGGTTTGTAAAACATTTGAAAGCTTCTGAGCACCGAGCTTTTTTGAAACTTCTGATGTTCTTTTTAGTGCTTTACTTATTTTTCCGGGTGCGCCTAGTCCTACCACATTAAATGGATCTCCAATAATCTCACCTCCTTGAACTATGACATCACTAAGCTCTGACTGATCAAAACCCTCTACCAAGCGTCCTGTCAAAAGATTGATAGCTGAATTTTTATCAATAAATCTTTGTGTGAGCTCATCAAACCTTTGTCTTTCAAATTCTCTTTCAAGCTCTTCGGCTTCATCAACAAATAAGTCACCCGTAGACCCAACAATATCCTTAATTAAGTCAAGTGTTCCTATTGCACCTCTTGCACCGCCTTCAATTAATGATTTAGCTAATCTTTCAGGATCATCAACGGCTAGGGTTGCGCCTTCTTCTAAAAACTCAGGTATTTTTTCTTTTGCTGATTGTAATACGCTTAATGCGCTAGTTCCAAATTCTTTAGCTTTTTGACCGAAAGATTTATTTTCTTCGATCTTACGATTCATTTTAAATATTTGAAAAGCAGCGTCCCTTTCGCTTAACTCTACAGCTGGACCAACATCAGGAATATCTTCTGCGTCAATACCCGGTAATAGCTGCTGCTCTTGTTCTGAGTTTAGTGGATCTAAACCGAACTCGTTTAAACTAGAGCTAGATTCATCCATGGGAACAAGCCCAAACTCGTTTAGCGATTCAGTAGGCATTGGCTCTAAGCCAAACTCATTTAATTCTTGAGCCATATTTATCTGCTAGGAACTCTCCCTATTGGCTTTCCATTAAGGAATATTACTTGTCCGGGTTGGCTGGATTCTATTATTGCTGGCAACTCTGATGTGTCAGAGATTTCAATTGGTTCTGATGGGGAAACTGTTGTGGCTTGGGTTTCCTCTACAACTTCGTCACTGGGTAGAAGCGCAGCTAATTCATCTTGAACGATGAACCCCTTGTCAAAATCTCCGCGCTCCTCAATATTCCTATATTGCCTAATAGTAGGAGAAGCCGCTTTGATCTGTTGATCTAAGTTAAGTTTTGCTGACCTGATCATTTCTGCTTTTTGGGCTGGTAGCAATCTTTGACCTGTTAATACCTTTGCAAATATTGCCTTAACTACTGGCTGATTAGCCAAATCTTCATTCTTATCAACCCACGCTTTCGCATCTGCCGCAGTCCTGAACTCGCTTTCACGAACAACAGAGTTAGGGTCTAATGTCTTCATAAAATTGAAAACCATTGATAGGTCATCTGCTGCTGATACTAAACTTGGATTGTCAATTAAAGCTTGCTTAAATTGCTCGTTTGTAAGCTCTGTACCCTCTGGCAGGTTTAAAGCTTTGCGAACTTTGCCACCTATAGCCGCAACTTTCTTAGCCCCCGTTTGCGCTAGTCTGAGGTTTCTGATTGGGGCTAATTTATTGAAGTCATTACGTAACTCTCGCTCCGACTTAAGCTTGTCATCCCCACTCTTGTCCTTCAAGCCTTGTATTTTCAAGTCTAGCTCTTTTTTCTTTATTTCGTTTAGAAAGCTCTCTGGATCTGATTTCACCCTTAATTCTTCTGCAGCAGTTTCAGCTTGAAGTCTTGATGTTTCAGCCTGTTGCCTCTTAATCTCAATTTCTTGCTGTTGTTGTAATAATGGCTGAACACTTAATAATGCATTAAATGTGTCGTTAAGGTCGCCAGCAGAAGCTTGGTTTAAAGTATCTTCACTTATCCCTAAAGATTGTGTAAGTTCTGGGCTTTGTCGTAATAAAGACTGTATAGTTTTAGCCCTTTTAAGCTCGTTTTGTTCTTGCTGTATTCTAGTTTCTCTTTTTTCTAAACCTCGTGCAATGTTTTGGCCCGATTGAGAAAGTGCTTGAAATATTAAATTACCTGCTCCCATGATACCTCCTTATATAGATAGTCCTCCAGATGGAATGCCTCCAGCTAAGGCACCGAATCCACCGCCTCCCGATGGGATGGTTACTGGTTGTGTGTTGTTTTGAGAAATTAACTGAGCTGCTAGGTTTCCACCAAATGCTGATGCACCCGCAAAGCCTCCAGCAAGGGTATTAGCTGCCGCTAGGTTTGCTTGCTGACCTAAGTTTGCTGCCGTAGCACCCTGGCCTAGTCTAAGCGATTCTAGCTGTAATATACTAGGATCTATAGCAGGTATGTCAGGAGTCGCTTGTAATGCGATAGCTCTTGATTGTCCAAGCTGTTGACCTGGACTACCTACAAGGTTTCTATTAGCTTGTTGTGATTGTGATAATAAATTTAAAAATGGACTTGTAAATTGTTGAGATTGAGCAAGTCTTCTTCTTTGTGCTTCTCCACCTAATCCAAATATATTAGCTGCAAAGTTCCTTCTTTGTGCCTCCCTTGCATCTCTTGCGCCTTGTCTAGCTAATGCGAGCTGTCCAACTGAAAATGCTCCCGCGCCTCTGCCTCGTCTACCTACTGCTGATGCTGTTTGCTGCTCAATAGCCCTAATATCCTCTTGTGATAAGTCAGAACCAAGTGCTAAGTCTGCTTCAGCTTGACCTCTTAAAGTGCTTAATAATCCTTCATCTCTTTGAAGTCCCTCTTCAGCAATGCCTAGTGATGGAGATAATGCTAACAATCCTTGTCTAAAACCAGCTCCCTGTTGATTTAGTATTTGGTTAAAGTCATTAACATCTCTACCAAATAAAGCTCTGCGCTGTCTGGATATACTTGGTATTACATCATCTTCAAGTATACGCCTTCTCGCAGAATCAGCACGTTCTAATTGAGCTAAATCTGCTGCTAAAAATTGATTATCAAAATCTCTTCTTGTTTCTAAGATCCTTGGAAAAGCCTCAAATCGTCTTACATTGACAGATCTTTGTGCGATTTCTTCAGGTGATGCTGTTGATGCTAGCCTTCGTGCTGCCTCGCGGCCTGCATTTCTTTGTGCTCTTGAGGATAAAAAAGAACCTCCTAGCCCAGAAGCTAACGATCCAATGCCTAATGCTAATGCTGCTGCCATTGTTTAACCTTCCTATTATAAACTTCTTCTACTTTTTGAGTTACTACTAAATCTTTTAACATATTATATCTTTCACTTGAGAATAATACCTCTGGGGTTAAATACTCATGAAAAAGTTTAAACTTGTCTTCTTTTAGTAAGTCTTTGTAATTAATTTTAAAATGTTTCTTTTTTGATAAAATTTTATCAATACACTCTTTAACAACATTAATAATAAGACGAGTGTCATGCTGGTCTTTTACTGGGTTAACCTTATCATATGATTGTATGCATTCTTCTTTGTCGCGCTCGATATATCCTATTTTGCCAGTAAATTTATCAGAAAGTATTTCGTCTAAATTCATTAAGGCTAGTGATGAACTGCAATCTCCTAACCTTTTTTTGTGGTTATCATTATTCATATATAAATTACCAAGTGTGAAATAATCACTGTTACCTTCGTGATAGCACAAAACGCCATCTTGAGTGAACCAGTTGGCAACCCATGCTGACATTGACCTTGGTAATGATATAATGACAAATGGTTCCATTAATTATATTCTATTACCTCAAATGCGATTTCTGTTTCTCCGCCATCTGCATTTGTTGTAGATATGTATTCTACTGTAGTTGTATTAGACAACCTAATCCCTAGCAAGGCTCCTGCAAAAAAGTTTGTAGCCCCGTCCCACTTGCCATGTTGCGCTGTGAGTAGGTTAAGACTTGTCTTGTTGACATCGGCAACCGCAGTAATTGTAAAGGACTGCGACCAATCATTATTCTCGGTAACAGATGCCTTTGGTATTGTGTATCTTGTGACGCTTTTTACGCCCCCTCCTAGTAGTGCTGATAAGTTTGCCATGTTATGCTATCTTCCATTGATTATTAGAGCTGTTATAAACAAATCTAAGTGCCCCTATAAAGTTCTTGTTCATGTTTATTGATGTGTCGGCAGCCACCTGATTAAAGTTGTTAAAGTTAATATTTATTGTGTCTGCGTTGATTGTTGCTGGTGTTGTAGATAGATCACCATCTAACTGAGCAATAGTAACTTCGTCGTTGTCATTTGGGCTTGTAGGCAAGTTAACAGTGTCGCTCTCTCCGATCCAAACAAAATCACCATTCTGCGCATTGAACGTACCAGAAGCTTCTTGGTAAGATGATGAATCAGCAAATGCACCAGTTAAAAACGAGTTAAGCTTTGCGGCAGTAACTGTCTCTCCTGTTACCCAAGTTCTTCCAGGTGTAATCGTAAATCCCATAATTATTCAAATGTTTTATTAGCTCTTTGAGTCTCGGAATGCTCTACTGAAGAAGACCTTATCTTTGGTCGTCCAGCATTGACATCTACTTGTATTCGGCATCCTGTTCCTCTTTTATTAATTCTAAATCTTTTTAAACACTCTTCATCTGCGGTAAATGCATAATTAGCAGAAGTTACCGTAGAATCTGGATCTCTGGTAATCGCAGTAACATCAATGTCGTCTCCGTTTTTAGAGGTAATATTCAAAGAACCTCTATGGAATTTCTTGACTTCCATGCGTCCCATTGGTCCAGCACCATTATACTCTCTTGTGATGATTTGTGCAGGTATTTCTGTGTCTGTCGGAACACTACCAAGCTCATCATGATCAAGCTCTTCGTATAATTGAAGGCTACCTTCTAGTGATGTTGCAAATAAACGATCTTTACCGTCCTTTTTACATACAACCCAATTATCGATAAAGTTATCAGATCCAAAGGTGTCTTTTGATTCCCACTTATTATTTATAAAGTTATAAACAAAGACAATGTTGTTGCGGTCGCTACCTGCTGCAGGCACTGCAATGTAATATCTATTGTTAAAATAGGTAGCAACTGAATCTGTAATCTTATTATAATTAAGCTTTTCTTTGCTAAATTCATCCTGAATGTCTTCGCTTAGCGGTATTTCTCGACCTCTTAAGTTAATCTCAGGAGTAATCTCTAGCATATAAACCCCTTGCTCAGAAAGGAATATAAGATTTCTGCCAATTATTTCAGCTGTCTTCCTAGCAACAACACCTACCTCGTCAGTAATAAGATATATACTTGCGTCTTGGTCTAAGTTAGGAGAAGATATATCTGTTATGACATGTATGCTTTTTTCATATAAAGCTAAGAAATTGTCATTTTGAAAAGTTTTCAGTCCCACTAAAGAGTCTGCTGTTCCTCTATTAATTCTAAATAGGTTGTTTACCGGATCATACGTCCTGTGGTCGTAGATGTCCGAAACTATGAACTGATCCCTTACATCAACACGAACGCGCTTTTTAGACCCACTAGCGGGCGTCACGGGAGCTCCTACGACTAAATAATCGAATGTCTTTTCTGTTGTGTCGGTGATTTCAAATATTCCATTATATTCTGTTTGGCCAGCACCCAAAATATTAATTCTGTCACCCTTTAGTAATCCATGGTTATTTGCTGTTGTTGCGGTTGCTACGGCTCCGCTTCTTGTAATGCTTATAAGGTCTTGTTCTAGAACCCTTAATGGAATTGCAAGCCTTGCAAATGGGTGATATTCGCTAAACTCAGCATCTGGCATACTAAGAAACCCAGGAAAATTAGTATCTTTTCTTATTTCAAACTGAGGTCTTAATGCGCTAGTTATTGTGCCTGTCGCTGGTGATGTCGGTGTAGTAGCTATTTCAAATTCATAGGTGTCGTCGTCCACAATATTCGTTATTGTGTGTGTTCCATTGTAATCCGTCTCTACCGCTCCTGCTATTGTTATGATATCTCCGAGTCTGTATTCGTGCTCTAAGTCCGTATTCACTGTTACGGTCGTTCCTGATCGAGTCATCGATGTAACGTTTCTTGCCTCTGTCGGTGATAAGTTTCCATCCCATTCTAAAGCCTTTTTAAATTTACCCCTATTAATTAATAAACCGTTACCAACTTGAAGCATATCTCCATTGTCAGTAATCTCAAATTGCTCTTCTACTGGACTATCTTCAGCATAAAAAATATCTAATGTATCTGTAGGATTATCTGGATCTACCAAAATAACTTTATCCAGCGTAGCCATTGCAACATACTCTTTATTTGTATCAACATCACTAAAAAGTGTAGATGCAAATACTCCGTCTGTTGGTGGTCCTAATACTGGAGATGATGTTATTGTTCCTGTAGCTGGTGTTGCTGGCGTTCCAGCTACGGTAATTGTAAACACTGTGCTTGATACAAATGTAAGCGTAAAGCTTCCGTTATACTCGCTTTGGTCGGCTCCTTTTATCTCTACCTCATCGCCATTAGCATATGGCGTTATAGGCGTATCAGAAAGCGTTACAGTGGCCGTAGAGCCGCTTCTGGTGATAGATGCTACCGCTCTCTCCCCTGCAAGCGTAAACGGTAAAAATAAAGGATCTCCCTCATCTAAGATATCAGCTGTTAATCTGTCGACTCCAGCTCTAACCTCAGCGTTGCTATCTTCTATTCTTATGTTTTGAGCAAAAGACATAACGCCAGGTTCTAATAGCCCTGGATCTCGTCTTGTTTCAAAACCAATAAAACCAGTATCTAGTGAAGGTGTTATTGGGTCGTCAAAATTGGCTCTATCTCTTCTTCTAGTCATTTCGATTCTATGTATTTGATTCCGAGTCCGACTATCGCTGCCATAATTGTTGATATAAAAGTTATTATCATTGCTAATTTTGCGCTAATTCCGGCAGAGTTTACTTTATTATTATTATTTTCTATGAATAGGGTTTTTATCTTTTCATTATGGTCTTTAACTACGCTTTTTAAATTCTCGTGATCGTTCTCTAAGACACTAATATCTTTTTGAAATTTATTCATTTGATTACCGTGTCTATGAAGCTTCTGCCCCATATTCTTAATGTCATCTACAACGCCTCCGACTCCGTTTATTCCATTTAAAACAGTTTCAATGCCAATCATTCTATTGTTTAACTTGTGGACCTCTTTCGAAACGTCGTTCATAAGGCCTGAAACCTTAACGATCTCAACCATTAAAGAGTCTAATTTTTCACTAGATTCGCCTTGCATTACTTTCTTCCTCCTGGTGTGTAATAGTAACCTATGATCATTCCAAAGGTTACGCAGTTCATTATAGCTAAATGCCCAGTCGTGACTTGTACTGGATCATTACTTGGTGGTATCGTAACCAAACCCCATAATAACGACCAAGGAGTTTTGTCTCCTCCGCTGGCAACTGATTTAAGTGTGATAATTGTTTGGTCTGGTATAAGGGTGCAGTGGATTGTAACGATCGCGAGCGTTGAGATTCCAATGATAGCGAGCATCCTGCGAGTAGTCCGAGTAAACAGATTATCTTGAGACTTAATAAATATTTCTTCATTTCTAGCCTTTCTTGCTTCTTTTAACTCTTTGAGGTGTGCTCGAGAGTCCATCCAACCAGCAAATATTTTAAAAATAGAACCTAGTCCTACTGCGCCACCTCCTGTAAATATTGTTAGTAATACTTCAATCATCTTAAGTTTGCGTATAATTATTTACAATATATGTTGCTATTCCCGTGGATATGTCATTATACAGAGTTTGATCTATTATATCTTCTGGCAATATATTTGACAATTCGTAAGCTGCTGTCATCCAGTCGCCTCGCCTAACTCTTGCTGTAACCTTTTCAAGCTTATCCTCAATAGTATAGATATCTAATGAAGATTTGGTCCCGTTATGATAATCGGATACAAGCCTTGCCCTGATTTCATTAAAATACTTTTTTCCGTCTTTTTCGTATTTTACATACTCTGAAAGCAAATCATCTGATTGACTTGAAGAAACATGTTCATTCACGACTTGATCTAATGAAGATTCGTTTTCAATGCTTGTTCCTATTATGTGAAAAAAGTTGCCTTCAGTGTTTATAGCTTCAAGACCATTGACGGATAAAGAATCATTAATCTCATTGCTTAGCTTTGCTGGATTTAAGCTTTGAGATGCTATATCAGAATCAATTCTGTATGTTTTTAAATTTTCCATAACAACTATTCTTGAATTTCCCTAATAAGCAGGTTTCTTAAAACACCCTCGGCCTCTGTAGTTCCACCACTACCCCACATTCTAATCGTAATTGTGTGTGATGATGCGCTTAATGATCCCTGCCAAAAAGTTGTCAAATTGCCAAAATATTCATCTCCAGGATATACAAAAGTTCTTCTTTCTGTTTCTGGCTCTATTGTTCCATCAATAAAAATTGCTATTCTTGCATTTTCATCTGATGCAAAATTTGTATTTGTAAATGTTCCACTAAAATAAACTTCAATTTTGTTGCTTGCACTGGCTGGCGTAAATGTTTTTGTCATTTCAGAAATAACAGGAGCAGCACCGCTAGACGTTGCAGTAGTGCTAGGGTCCGATGTAACACCAATTATATAGTCTGAAAAAACAATTTTACTCGCATCTACATTAACCGTTGTTTTATTTGAGCCCTCATCTGTTAAGCTTACATTCCCTTCAAAGTTTAAAGTATCTGTTACGGTTCCTATTGTTGAATCATCTTCTTGAACTATAATATTTGAGCCTGCTCCAGCGTCGCCTTTATCACCCTTTAAAGCTTTAAGATAAGTAACAGAAAAACTCGAATCTGTTCCTTGAAAAGTTCCTGTAATTGCTGTTGTTGTTTGAGACTCTACTTGTGTCTGTACTTCAACGTAGTCTCCTGCGCTTAATTTTATAGGAGGTGGATTGACTACGCATGTCCAAAAATCAGAAGCATTTCCAGCGTTTCTAATGTATGCAGACCCAAAAGGCTGAGATTGCACTACGCCATTTATTAAAATCTTTGAAACAAGCTGCAATCGTTGCCCTGACGATTCAACTCTTATATTTGCTTGAATTTTATAAGTGCCATCATCTACAATTGTTATTCTGCTATTGTTTGTTGAGTTGTCATGCGTAAATGCGCTATCTTTTTCAGTTTCGACATCCCATGATAAAATTTGTGCTGTAGATTGACTTATAGTTGTCGATGTATCTGTAGAAGATAGAACGATTATAGGCAACGGTCCTTCTTCAATATCAAGTAAATCTTTTACTTGGGTTGGGTTTGCTGCTATTATATCTCCTGTTGAAAGTCTAGCCAATATCGTAGACGCAGGCATAGATAAATCATTTGGGTCTGATGCTGCGTTTGTATTGTTTAGCTTTACTGTGTTTGCAGGCATGTTCGCTGCTTTAGCATTTGTAACTACGTCATCCTGTATGGTGGTTGCGCCATCACCAACAGAAACAATATCCCCACTATGGTCTGGGTGAACATAATTGTTTGCGCCATCAGCAACATTTATAATCGTTCTTACCTGTGATGCTGTAAGATCTTCTGGATCACCCGTTCCTGTTGTGATACGACCTTTAATCGTATCTTCTGCCATATTGGTAAGCTTGGCATTATTAACAACGTCATTATTAATTGTTGTTGCACCATCACCAACACTTGCCACGTCTCCAGTATGATCAGGGTGCGTATAATTGTTGGCCCCGTCTTGTACGTTAATTATCGTGCGAACTTGTGTTGCTGTAAGGTCTTCAGGGTCGCCCGTTCCTGCCGTTATACGGCCCTTTATGGTGTTTACAGCCATATCATCAGCCTTACTGTTATCCACGACGTTTGGCTGTATTGTAGTGGCTCCATCACCCGCTGACACAACGTCGCCACTATGGTTAGGATGGACGTAATTATTAGCACCATCTTCCACATTAATAATGCTTCGCACCTGAGATGCGGTAAGATCTTGTGGGTCGCCAGTAGAGCCAATGATACGACCCTTGATTGTTTGAGGATCCATATCAGCCAACTTTACGTTGGTTGCGCTATTATCTACAGGAATACGCTCATTTGACAGTCTATCGTCATTGCCCTGGACGACAACCTTTGGAGCATTTTCGTTGTTTTCGGCAAGTTCAACGATTCCAAGCGTTTCAGTTGTTGCTTCATCAACCGAAAGCGACTCGTTAATGTTTCTTAACTGCTTGTCGTTGCCTTTATATGCCATCTATTAAACATCTGTAGCTGAAGACATATCACTATCGTTTGCCTTCACATAATCATATAATTCTAGATCTGAAATAATTTTTCCCATTTCAGCCTCAGTAATATTTTTACTAAAATGCTTATGGCTTAATGGTCCTACCTCTGGTTTGTTGTCTCTAGTGTCTTTATCCTTATAACCAACCAATGTGAAATGGATCTTATAAGTGTTGCTATCTAAGTCTTTTACCAAAGATCCCTCGTGAATTAGGTGATATGATGCGTCTGCGTCACCTATGCCTTGTATTGTTTTTTGTAATGCCATATTATTAAATTTTAAAGTTATGAAACCTTGACTGTTCCTGAGTCATTCCATAATGACCCTGTTGTGCCTGCTGATGTTGGTAGATTTAAAAATATTTCTAGTGGATTTGTAGATGATCCGATTTGACAACTATCTGCAGTTGAATTGGTTCCATCTCCGAGTTGAATTGCAGCTGATGCAGTTGCATTTGACCCTGTTCCAATAGAAATAGATTGATCTCCAGACGCTACTGCCGCAAGATTAGTTCCGTCCTTACCACCAAGTGCGATAGAACCTAAACCTGTTGCTTGAGCACCATCATTAGGAGTATCCGCACCACCGATAGCAATTGCACCCTCTTGAGTTGCGTCTGTTAGCCTTCCAATTGCAATAGCTCTATTGCCTGATGCTGTAGGGTTATTTCCAATGGCTACTGCTTGCTGACCGTTACCTTGAGCAGTAAAACCTATACCAACAGAACCTTGGTTCATTGAAGATATGCTTTGCCCAATAGCTACCGTATTTGATTGGGTTGATAAAGTAACAGTCTGACCAATGGCAATGCTGTTCGTTCCTCCTGCGGTCGTATTTTGACCGATAGCAATAGATGTATTTCCATTGCCCCCAGAGTTATACCCGATTGTGATTGCTCTAGTGCCTGTTGAAGCTCTACTTGCAGCTGTGGTATTAGCCTGTATGGTTACAGATTCAGTTCCTAGCGTATTTAATGCAGTAGACCCATCCACGTTAACAGATTTAGCACCTGCTAATAAAGATGATGATGGTTGAGAACCTAATGCTACTCCAAATTCTGCAGTATCAATTAGTCCATTTGCATCACCGTCGAGATTACCCGTTCCGGCTCTATCTGATGCCGCTGCTCCACCACCTCCTGGCCCTATAAGTCCCTGTGATAATAAACTCATAATTAAATATGTTGAAGCTCGCTTACGTGTATATTAGCATCAGTTCCATTGCCTCTGATAACCCTTGCGGCCTGAGCTAATTCCCTATTCCAAATCCAGTCACGACCCTGCGCGATGAAGTGTCCATTAGATCCGTCTGCCGGATCGCTACCATCTAATGTATAGTATATTGACGATAGATGTGTATCGCATTCAACATGTGTCGTTGTTTGAGCTAGTGGGTCTACAATTAGTGGTGCTGCGCCAGCCCCCACTACCACGCGCCTGTCAGCTACAATCGTTCCGTCTAAATTCTTAGATGGCTTGTATTCGCTTGATAAATTATTAATTCTTACGTTTGCCATATTATCTTATACCTTTTACCCTTGGGTTTGCATTCAATGGTGGTAACCATTGTTGTTGTCTTTCTAATCGATCGATTTCATCTAAAATTACGTCTTCTGCTTCTTGGTCCCTAAGCCTAGACTTTTCTTCTTGTCCCTCAGCTTTTAGCCAATCTGCAGATGCTTTATAAGCAATATATCTCCAAAGCTTATAAGGAACCGTATCACTCAATGAGCTTAATACTGTTTCCCTAATTCTGCTTAGTAAATAAACCGTAGCTCCAGTGCTAGTTATGGTACCAGTTGCCGGAGTAGTTGGAGTTGTTGAGATCTCATATGTATACACTGTGCTGCTTGTCACTGAAGCTACGTCAAAAGTCCCATTATAATCCGTTTCTACTGCGCCTGCGATTACTACCGCTTGACCTTCTTGCAATCCGTGGTCTGTAGTAGTTGTAACGGTTACCGTTGTTCCTGATCTTGTTATTGATGTAACAGAAACCACAACTGGTTCTGACACACCAGGAACATAAACGCCATCAAACATAGCGTCTTCTACTGGTATTACTCTATTAAATTCTCTTGTAGTTCTAAACCTATAAGGATATGAATCATAAGCTCTTAAAACCTCGCTTATTTCTGTATCGCTTGATAGATCAACAAATCCATACTTATCATTTAGCTTAGGAAATGTTTTCATAGAAAAAGGCCATTCAGATCTAGGCCAAGCCTTATTTAAGGCTATATTAGCTAAATCAAAGAAATCTCTAGCGTCATCATCTATAAGGTTGTCACTGTCTAATCCGCATAAAACAGCCCACCTATCTCTAACTACTTGTAATGTTTCAGTCCTAGCCATTAAATCTTATAGGTTGATCCTGATTTTGTTTGATTTAAATATTGAGGGTTATCCTTGAAGAATTTCTTTACATTAGATGGATCATTCCAAAAATCTTTGTCATTTTGCATTTGACGGTGATACATTCTGCTATCTATCTGCCCAAAGCATTCACCAATGCCGTTTATTGACTTTTCTCCGATGCCCTTATTGCTTGCCTTTACTCTTTCTAAATACGAATTAGAGCGAACCTTATCTGCCATTTGCTCGTCTTGTGCCCATTTGTAAAAAACATCCCACACCTTTTGCGGGACATTGCCAAAGTTTGGAACTATAATTTCACTCATAATTAATATTTAGAAAAAGCAGAGGGGCCATAAGCCCCTCCACATAAATTTTATTAGTTTAAGCTTAGATCAACGATTTTAGCTTTAATTAGAATCTTACCCTCGTTAATGTTAGCGAGAGAATCTCCTGTTGGTGTAAATACCGCTTGTAAAGTCTTTTCAGAAGCATTGTCATAGTGCTTTCCGTTGACTGTATTTGCAGTAGTACCATCGTTAAGATACGCACCGTCGTTGATAGCTGAAGATACAGGTGTAGCACCTGCTAGAATTGATTTTGCTGTAACATAACCATCTGCATCATCTTCGTCACCGAGGGTAACAGTTAGTGCTGATACTGATCCGCCATCCATTTCATCGATCAAGTAATAAGATACTTTTTCGACATATGCATCTGCTGGAATCTTAGCAATATCAATAGTTTGTGCTGTCGCTGAAGCTGTTTCAGTAAGTTGTGACGCTTTAATTACCGCCACTTCGTTGAAACCGTCTTGTGCTGCTTGTGTGTTAACACCGCCCATTGTATTTATCTCCTTTATTCGTTGTTAAAATTAAGCAAACTTACCTAGTCCCTTAGGATTCTTACAAACAGTTGTAATAATACCTCTTGCGAAACCGCGTGGACCACCACCATCATCAGTTTGTTCGAAGATGTTCATCTCTTCCCATACTGATACGTTAAACATTTCTGGAGTTAGTAAGTAACCGCGCTCTTTAGATTGAGTAGTAACACCACTTCCGCTTGTGCGTCCTAAGAATAGGTCGCTGATAATCTGAACGTTGCTAAAGTCACCTCTGTAGAATTGAACAGAGAACACAATTTCACGGCTGCTTTGATCGCTATTAACGATGAAAGGAGTAGGAGTTACTGTGCCTTCTGCGCGTGTGAAGTCAGAGATTTTTCTTTGTAGTTCAGGACCAGCATATAAGCGCATATCCATAAACGAACCAGAAGCTTCATAAACACTTTGTAATACATCGTTAAATGTAGACTCAGTAAGAGTTGAAGTTGTTCCAATTGAGTTTTCTGGAGTTTGAACGCTTGGATCGATGTTTGCGTTTGTGTTATCAATCCATTTACCTAGACCTCTTAATTTAGCAGGAACTGCGCCTGTGCCAGCTTGAGATTCATTGTCTGAACCAATAGCTGACTCCATATTAAGCTTGAGTTCTAGCATTGAGCGAGCTTGTGCAAATGCAACCTCGTCACTTACACCCGCAACATCAACTTTATTTTGGATGTTAGATACAGCGTAAGGCTTACGCTCCTCTTGGTGTCTGTTGTCTAGTAATACACGATTTTCTGTTTTATCCTTGTGAGTGGTTTGGTCTACACCTTCACGTGTTCCCTCAAAGGTAACATTGTCAAGATTGTCCGCTGTCCACTCTAATAGAGTTGCCTTTTGAGAACGAAACTTCGGCATCCCTGATAGAATTGGTGTTTGTTCAGGAGAAACAACTGTATATAGATCAGTTTTATCTTCCTCGTTATTTACCACATTAAATGATTCTGCTTTAGCCATTTTATTATGATTTTAGTTATTTTTTAGAAAGTAGACTTGCTAAGTCGTTTACGTTTAATTTGTTTTGATTAAGAACAGATCTTTTCTTCTTGATCTTACTCTCTTCCTTAGTCAGACGTTTTGGTGCTACTTTCCCGGAGAGTCCTGGAACTTCCGGTGCTATCTTAGGAGTTGATTCTAGCTTTGCTTGAACATCGGTTTTACCCTGCTCCTTGGCTTCCGCTGCTTTTTGTTTTAAATCAAGCGAACGTTGGCCCTCTACCAATAAGCCCAAGATAAAGTATTCATCTGCTCTGCCTCTTAGAAACTTGTCTAAGCTGCTGTCAGATAAAAACTCTTGTGCCTTTTTATGGTATTCAGATTTAGTGTTTTGAAAAAAATCAAAGGTATCTATTGCAACCTTATCATACTCTCTCTTTTGTTGAAATAAATTAGCCTTATTCTGAATGTCGCCATCCATAGCTGACTCAGCGTCATCTAGGGCATTATAAATTTCATTTCTTGAAAGAGTTTGGCCGTTATGCTCAATTTCGCTTTCTCCTGCATCATCCATTTTACGTAACAGCTTTTTAGCATTAGACTTGACTAGTTTAGCCTCATCATATAGCTTTTGTAACTGGTCCATGTTTTCGGCAGATTCAACTTTTTCAGCAAAACCCTTGGGAGCATCTTGTTTGGGAGATTGAGGAGAATCAACTTTTCTACGTAATTCTTCATTTTCCCTTTCAAGAGCTTCAGCCTTTTCTTCAGCACTTTTCCATTTATAAGTAGTCTCGTCGATACGTTTTCGCATCTTCTCGATAGACCTATCTTCCTTTGAAAGAACATTTTCTTCTTCGGTTTCAGATTCTTCCTCAATTTCTTCTGCCTTCTCCGTCGAGAGGGCTTCAGTAACTGTTTCAGTTTCTTCTTCCTGCGTTTCTTCGATTTCCTCTTGTTGGTCTTGAACTTCCTCAGATTCGTCTTCTGCCTTGGCATGAGTAGTGCCTTTAAGCATGTTAACTAAATCTAATTCACCCATTCCCCTAGAGGATGTTTCCATTGCGTTTTCGGTCGCAAAGTCACCATCATCTTCTTTACTCATATTTTCCAGTATTTTAAGGTTACAGAACCCATACTGAAATTATAGCAAAGTCGCTATATGTGTGCAGGTGAAAATATTATGGCTAATATGATGCTTTTCCCAGTGCCACGTTCATGTCCATTATCACATCTCTAATAGCAGTGTCGTAGCCATTCCAATGAGCAAGAGCAGAGGAATTAGAGTATATTGCCTGTTCATCCCTTGCTGCATCTGATCGTGACTTCATGTCATTTAAATACTCTTCAAGTATTTTGATGTCTCCATTAGATTGTAGTCTTTCAAATAGATCTTGTATAGCTGGCTTTACTTCTTTACTCATATTAGCTTGGTAGTGCGTTTCCTGGTTGTGTTCCTAGTTGTCCTATAATGGCGTTTTGTTGCTGGACCTTTTGGAACTGTAATTGCTCTAAATATTTATTAATCCTTGACTGAAAGAATTCGTCATTTTGTAATCTAGCCTGAACGTCATCTGCCGGAATATCCTCTGTGCCTTGTAGATACTCCTGAACTACTTTCATTCTTAAATCTACGTTTGCATTCGGTGGTGCGTTAACTGATTGGCCAGATGAGATTTTAGCAATATCTTCTTGAGTTTTCCTTATCTCTTCTTCTGTAGCCACTTGCAACGGTTTCATGAATCTGTCAGCGTAAGAAGTATCAATGGTTGAAGCCATCGCACTTAGTAGCTCGTCATAATCAAATCTGCCCTGCCTATCAAGCTTTGCAGCCACATCACCCATAGCATTAAGCTTGTCAAATAATGAAGCGGCATCTGAGTTTACTACTGGATAATCTAAATAAAAGTCAAATCTTTCACTTCCTTGAGCACGAACAAATTGCATTGCTTCAGGTGTGTTAGAACCAATAACGCGAAAAAACTCTGTGTCATTGCCAAATTGTTGATGCAAATCCCACATTTGATCCATAACTTTTTTCCAACATCTTAGCCATTGATCTACGGATTTCTGTAAAACATCTAATGCATGTTGCGGATCTTCCCCTGGGACTTGTCTACCAAACATTCGCATCATATTTTCGCGAACAGTTTTTTCGATCTCAATAGAATCTCCAATATTGCCCGGAGGTGCTTGTATGTATCCATATTCTCCCTGTCTTCTTACGGGAACTGAGTCACCCGGACCAAAGTTTAATGCTGGCCTACCTAATGGGTGCTCTCTTGCTGGACATGTGCTTAATTGAGTTCTATCAACTCTAGAATCTTGTTGAACCTTAATCTCGTCCTCAAACCCCTTAGCAAGTTCGGGAACACCTCTCGAGTCAAACAATCTCTTTGTTCTATATTCTCTAGGAAATACAACAAATGGATATCTAGCAGGCTTATAATCCAAAAGCTTGCTCATCCCATAGTTCTCAATGTCTGGGTGCATTGCTGTAATAAATACACCCGGTACATTGTCTTCTGTTGTAGCCTTTTCATATGCAAAGTATACCGCTACAAACCCGCTTGCATCATCAGTCCTGTTTTCTGTTTGCGCTCTACGGCTACCAAACTTAAATTCACTATTATTAAATATGCTATCAGGTTCATTACCAGTAGCATTCTCAATTACATCATCTACCCATTCTTCATCCCAATCTTCAACTAAAACCTTAGCTCTAAGCTCTTCTGGTGTATAATAAACCCTTTGAAATATATATGGTGCATCTTGAATGTCTATTATATTTGGTTGAACAAATAAATCTTCATCAAATGTATAGGGCTTTAATACAGGCTTATTATGTATAATTTCAGGCCTTCCAACGCTGGTTTGACCTGTTTTTCTAAGCTCATTTACCATCTTACGAGCTTTACGCCTTGAAAGGTCTGGAAAATATTGCTGTAATAAATCTGTTGCTTCGCCTGTTGTATCAGGCTCTTGAATAAGTGCCACTAGCTGCGCACCTTGTTCGGGGACTTCTGGCTCTACACTTAAAAGCTGCTCTAGGTTAATCGTTTGCATAACCTCTTCGACTTTTGTTTCCCAGAATATGCCTACAGCCCCAATGCCCTTTTCCTCTTGGTAATCTGCAACGATGTCGGCACAACGATCAATATCTTCGGTTTGCGCTAGCATCCATTTCATAAATTGAGAAACCATTTTAGCTCTCTCAATATCATTACCTTCTGTTGGTATCGCTGTTAAGTTTCCCTTTAATAATGCCTTAGAGAATAAAGCTTTGTTTTCCCTTATAATCGAATCTGAAACAAAAGGTCTAATGTCACTTGCATCTTCCCACGGATAAGCAGGCTCGCTTGGACTACCTTTCTTTCTGCCGCTTTCAATATCTTGGCCGGGCCATAATTGGTTCCGTTGATCGTAATTACAATTGGTTTGGTTCGCAAAAAATGACAAATCGCTTGCCGTTTCCTTTAATGCCGATTTAAGACGGTCCATGTCTGGGCCTTCATCGGTATTTCTTCGTATTTCTTCTCTATTTGATAAACTTTGCATATATTTTTATAAAATTCATATACATTTTATCACAAATACCCTCATATGCAGGGGGTTTTACCTGCGCTTAGTTATTAATTTGACTTCAGTATTGTCAATATACATAATATCTGCAATGGCAGCATAACGAACACAATCAATTGGATCTTTGGTGGGTTCATCTTTTCCTAGTTCGCCAGTGTATTCTGTCATTGCATAAATTGTTTGCTCAACCCTATCAGAGAAAAATAATCTAGGCTTATTACCTAAATCCATATCCTGACGGTCATCCCACGCTAAAAGCTTGTTAATTGCCTGTATTCCTTGGTCTTCGTCATATCCGGGTGCTGGTATAACATTGATATCTCTATATATGAGTTCGTCAATGATGCTTGTTTGCATATCCTCTTTTTGATATTTGGCTGCTCCTAGCCTTGGGTCGATTAATCGTTCAAATATCGACACATCTTCTTCTATCTGGTTAATAACCTCGATATAATCGTCATATCCAAATCCGTTAGGTCTTGCTGCGTCTCCAGGTCTACCACGTTTACCCTTTGTCATATCTGCCCAATCGCCATAGGCTATATCTGGATATTCAGCCCAGACATATATTTCTTGCATAGGCGTAACTCCTAGCCAAAGCATAAACCAAGGCTTAGAACCCGATGGGTCAATCACCATATAATGAGTGACTGGAGAGTGTTTATCTTTGATGAATGGAATATCTTCATGCTTAACAACATTGTGCTTATCGCTAAAACGCGGAAATTTGCCCGCCATGGGCTTTGTCGGCACTCCATAAGCTCTACATAGTATATCATCCCTATGCGCGCCATCTAGCGTCTTTTTGATACGTTCAAAGCCACCGTAGGGGTTGTCTGCTGTATGGAAATACATTATCTTTGAATCCTTACGGGTAGGCTGCTGTATTATCGGCACTCGATAACCCGGCAATAACTCAGCTTGCTTATCTTCAATGGTCCTTGCGCCTGTAATCATTTCCTTTACAACAGGTGAATAACCTTCAACAGCTGTAAAACTTACAAGCATCTTTGCATCTCGCGTGACAAGACGGTATCGCAATGTATTTAAAAAGTCTTGGGGAATAAGCTCATCAGCCCAAACCCCAATATTATGCACACGAGGGTCGCCAGTCATAGGAGTCATAGAGCCGACTTCACCACCCTCAATCGTTGATATATCCTGTGCGTAGTTACGAAATATTATTTCTGTGCCGTTAGGAAGAACTAGCTTATTATCAGAAAATCCATTTTTCTGTGAATACGATATATACGTTACCTTTGACTTTTTACCTTCCTTGAGTTCTTTAGGCAAATACTTGTATATAATCTTTTGTTGCATCTGAATGCTATTATCATTTGTCGTCTGAAAGCACCATATCACCGAGTTTGGATTATTCATTCCCGCTTCGATAACCCTTTTGGCGCAATACTCTGATTTGCTTGAGCGATTGCCTCCATAAATATGTAACTCAGAACAACTTGCAAAAGTTTCGTCTGCTAGCCTCCAATGATCAAGTTCAAATCCAAAAGAATACGGGTCTTCTATTTCGTTCTGAATAGCCTTGTGGTAGTCAGCATGATAGTTCACGATATCTTCAGCACCCCAACCTTGACTAACAATAAAGTCATCTGTTGGTATTTTTAATACTGGGTGTGGTGTCCAGTCAAGAAGGTCTCTTATACTATTCTTCTCCATTCCACTCTTTTAATTCGTCTAATAATCTCCATTGAACCTTCTTAAGTGCTTTGTCGTATGTCTCCCTTAGTGCTTGGTGTGACATTCCGCAGAAATCAGCAATCGTTTTGAGGTCGTGAGGTCCAGGGTGGTATTTCTCCATATACTCTAAGGCTTTATCTATATCTGAATCTTTTTTACTCATTTATCGCGGTGTGGTGGAAATACATATAAGCCCTCTGAGATTCTTTCGCACTCAAGCGGCATGTGAGGCTTCCAGTTCTCCCAAATTTGCTCTTTTACATTGCAAAGCATCTTTTCTGATGGTAAACCATTGTCTTCCATCCTATAAACCCATAGCTTGCGCCTGTTTGGTGGTTTGCTTACCGTTGTATGAAGTAGCTCAACGAAAACACCTTCTTTGTTTGGTTTTACTGTTGGCTTCTCGAGTGGATTAGCCTTCATATACTTCCCAATCTCAATAAGACCAATCTTTTTTATTCTGCCGCCTTCTAAGTGCTTTCCTGGCTTAAGACATGCTTTAATAACCTCTTGAACCTGTTGCTGATTAAGGTTATACTTGCCGCGAACGTAATTAACATCCCAGGTCTTTTGCTGACCTCTGGTTTTCTTTTTATCTTCGTTATTCTTCTTCATCTGTTTGCCAGTCCTCTCTGTCGTCTTCATCCAATTCTTCAATTAAAATTTCATCAGCTTCAGTATTTAGCTCCATTTTTATCATTTCTAATACGCCTATAAATGATGCATATGTCATATCATATTCTCTTCTAAAGCGGTTAATAAGGCTCTGTAGCTCAAACCAGAACGCCTCCTGTTGATCTTCTTGATTCATTTTATGCCTACTTTTATTAAATTACCAGAAACATCTCTTTTGCCCCTAAGTGACTCATGCCCACCGGAAAAAAATACTTCAGACTCTGCGATTTTTGATTCTAAATGATTTCTTAGATTTGTGTCTAGATTTGGGTTTTTTAATATCTCCTGAACTCCAGACTTTAATATTTCATGCGTTTTTTCGTATAAAACATTATCCAATGCCATAAATTTTATTTCACGCTGAAGATTGTTAACATTGATTGAAGTATGCTTTTTATTCATCTTATTGGTTTGCTGGTTTGTCTTTATTTGCGTCAAATAACATTTGTATAAATATTTCTGGAACAGGATAGAATTGCCTATCAGTCATATATGCCTCAATCTCTCCTCTTAGACGGTTGTTTTCCTCTATGAGATCTGCATTCTCTTGCTTGAGGTCAGCGTTAATCTCTTTAAGTGTCCGTCTCTTTCGAGTCATAATTAATAATTTGCGCCTTTTTCATTATTTTAAAAGCTCCTTAAATGCATCTTTTAGCTGTGCGTATTTTATAGAATCATCGCCTTCTGTTGCCTGTTCATACCAAAGAGCAACATCCTCTTCTATAGCCTTTCGCATTCGATCTGCCATCCTTATAATTACGTTATGCCTTTCATGTGGTGGAATATTTTCATTAAATAGCTCTTCAGGGGCTATTTCATCTAAAAAAATTAAATTATTCATTTTATATCTCGATTTTTCAGATTCTATAACCCTATTTTTTGCGTCTATATATCTCATTATTTTAAATTAAAGTTTTTAAAAATTTTTTTATTTACAACTATTTTAAAGTCTGCTGAAGGAATGATATGATGGATTCTATCTAGAAGCTCTAGCTCTTCGCTCGTCAACAAGCTTGCGGTTACTTGCTTGTAATCTTTTGATTTCACCCTCATGCCTTTCTTTCATTTCATTAATAAAGCTCTCATATTCTTTTCTTATTTTATCTTCCAAATCTTTAAGGTTGCTCTTTGGGATGTCCTTAACGTCAACAGGGGTTAGCGTTCCGTCATACATTACTCTATAATACTCTGATAATTCAGTCATCAATACCTTCGTATTCTTGCATATTCCAAGCAATTACAATCTCTGCTGCTCTTTCATCGGTAAGATTACACATGTAAACTTCTCCATACTCATCTGCTATTGAAGCCATACCTAGACCTGTATATATTACTCTAAAGTTCATTAATTTTTATCTTTTATTAATTTTTCTAATGCCAAAACCACATATTGATTAAAGGTTACATTTAGTGAATGCATGTCTCCTATTATATTTATTAGGTCTTGTTTTGAAAAGTTTGATAAATCAATTTCTATTGTGTCGTCTATCATCTTTTTTTACGTAAACCCTTAAATACTGCTTTAGCCAACTCTCCGATTACTGCAGATACAGCACTCCCAACACAAACAGCTATAATTAGCTGGTATAAGTCTAACATTATCATAATTATTCCTCCGTTTCTTTGGTTCCGTTAAATTCTGGTGTGTAGTTAAGTATGTCTAAGCCGCTTGGATGCCCCTGAGATGCCGCTGAAGGCGTTTTGAGCTCCTTGGGCATACCAATATGCCCCTGAGACGCTAAATAGCTTTCTAGGGGCTTATTTAAGCCTTCTGTAATTATCTTATTCTCCTTCTGTTCCATCTCTTGACTCCTTTTTTCTTAATTTATCAAATTTTTTATGGTCCTCCCACCAAATGCTTACTTGCTCGTTAACATCAGCAACTTTTAAACCATGATATTCTATATGCCTACAAGTAGCAGCTAAATACCTAGCTAACCTAGATGCATCGTCATGCTTGGGCCAATTCCAAACAGGCATCAGCTCAATACCCCCTTATCAGTTGCCTCTAACATCTTATGCAAATCATCTCTCAACTCTTGAATACTCTGCCCGTAAGGATCAACAGCACTCTTAGTATAGCCAGAAACATTACCAGCCTTGTCATAATACACCTCGCGAATCGAAAACTCTTCTACACCCGCATGAACAGCCTTGAACACTCGGTAATTCCAGGTTCCTAACTGTTCTAACTTATCTTTATCGTCCTTACTCATATTAACCTAAATCCCTATACAGAAATAATACGTTCTTCCCAATGATACAGCTGCCTACAAAGTCAACAGCACCGCTTAAAGATCCCATTGTCACATCTTTGCCTGTCTTTGAGATTAAAAAATTAAACTCTTTTTTCTTGTAACTTAAGTCCACCTCAGCCCATAACGTAGGAACCCCATCTTGGCCTTCAAATAATCTAGGAATCCAATCCTCTGGCATCTCTATCTTATTCCTCTTCGCTACTTCTAGCGGATATTTATATATAACTCTCATATTATATTCATATGCCCCTATTATGTTTTAGTAAATAATTTCTCTGGGTGTTGTTATCGGCCCACTATTAGTGAACATATGTATACTGTAACCCCCTCCCCCCTTATGTCAAGACTAAATGTAATAAGAATATCTAATATATGAACATAAGTATACTAATCAATGAGTAATGATATGAGTTAATAAGTATATCTAATATAAATACTGTATAGTATTAGTATAAGTATGTGCATATTACTATACATTATTGCGTATTTCTTTTTATTTATGCTTGACTTATTATGTAATATGCTGCCGATTAACTGGGTAATCTTGTAGTAATATAGGCAGCTGACGCTGCCATATAATAATATAATATATAATACTATAGTACTATTAATGGTTATTATATGTTATGGGTATTACTGTATACTGTGAAGGGTATACTTTGGGGGCGGTTCTTGGGGGGTGAGAGATGGTTGTGGGTTGTGTTAAGTGTTGGTG